TCGTATGCATTCGCAGGATCATATATCTCAGGTACGTTTCCAACCATGGTGTCCACAACCTTCCGCTTATTGTCGTCATGCGTGAAGTAGGAGTATAACTTCAGCCATTCACCCGTAAGACTCTGAATCTTGACACCGTTCGCCACGATCTCCACGTGATCTATTAAGTTATACCCGATATTCTTGATCCACTGAAACTCATACCCGATTGCAGTGCATCCCGAATCATAACCAGCCGGAGGAGGAGTATTCGTTCCAAGATACACCATCGGCGACCAGATATCGGGGAGAGTCAGAATCAAATACGTGTCGTGAAGCAGCTGTGCATATCGGTCGATCTTACAGGTCAGCGTTCTGGTTCCATTAAAGACAAAGTCGAGGTTCGAGGATGTGAAGGACATGCGAACGTGCTCCATAGCAAAATTCGTATGCCGCCGATAGACTGCACGGAAGTGCGTCATGGAAGGATTTCCATTGACCAACGAGTTCTGTGCCCCCACCTGGGCAAGCTGCATGAGAGCGCCAGGCATTTGTATTATGGCACATTGATTCTTTAGATGAGTGATCCGGGGAGGGCGGTATTCACAGTTGTCGTAGTGCATGTCGCACAGTCACTGACAACCGGTCGAGTCGCCTGAGATCGTGCCGTTGTCAGCGCACCGCCCGCAGTATAGACTCCACCGGGAACAGAGCCCGCGGCAAGGCTAAGTGTCTGTGGGTATGTGACCTCGTTATACCGAGTTGCCTTGTTCGCTAGCATTGACACGTAGACATAGTTATACCTGCGATGTGCCGGAGGAGGATCAACTGCAAATGTAGCCGCAACAATGCGCCGCTTTTGCGCAGTCAGGTAATCCTGTGCAGAGTTGACCTGCATTCTATTTATACAGATCCGAGAGAATACACACAATGCGCTTTGTTCTCGTTAGCACTCACGTCGACCAGACGACAGGATACTCCAAGGTGGTGTCGAATCTCCTGGCGCAGGCTGCCACACTTGCTCCGAAGGTGAAGACCTTTCACTTTGGGTTTCAGCGCCATCCGGAGCGCAAGAACATTCGCAAGGTTCCTGAGGGTATCGTTGCGTACGATGCAGCTGCGAACGAGGATCCGAAGGAGGATGGATTTGGGTTCAACAAGATCCACGAGTATCTGGAGATGGTTAGCCCGGACGTGGTCATGATCTACAATGACCCGATGATCATCGCTCGCTTCATCCAGTCGATGAAGTATGTGAAGGGCGAGACTCCTTACAAGCTCTGGCTCTATGTGGATCAGGTCTACACTGGTATTGCGCAGCCACTCATGGACGAGCTCAACAAGGCGGCTGACAAGGTGTTCTGCTTCACCGATTCATGGGCGAAGGAGTTCAGCAACTATGGTGGTCCGATGCCGAAGGTCATGGAGCACGCCGTTGACTCTACGATCTTCTCGAACCTTCCGCTTGCAGCCCGTGCCGCTCTTCGTAAGAATGTGGGTCTGCCCACAGAGGCAATTGTGTTCCTCAACGCGAACCGGAACAGCCAGCGCAAGCGTCAGGATCTGACCATCATGGGATTCGTCGAGCTTCTGAAGCGCCATCAGGATAAGCCGCTCTGGCTTCTCATGGTGACGACGATTGATCCGCAGAAGGGCGCGCATTATGATATTCAGCGCATCTTCAACGATCAGCTCCAGCGGGCTGGTCTTGATGTGAATACATATTCGAAGCGCATGGCGATCGTGGACACTGCTCCCCCGAACACGCTCAGTGACGAGGGTATCAACCAGATCTACAATATGTGTGATATTGGTATCAACACCTCAGATGGCGAGGGCTTTGGACTCTGTCAGCTTGAGCACCTGTATACGGGCGCACCCCAGATCGTCACAGATGTTGGGTCTTACCGGGCGTTCCTACCGACCACGGTCGCTACGTATATCCACCCCGGTCCACTTGTCTACGCAGCCGCGGCAATGCCGTTGGGTCTGTCTGCGCCGACCTTCGATCCAAGGGATGTCACCGAGGCTATGCAGGTAACGCTGGAGAACTACGTGGGCATGCGTGCAAAGATTGCCGACATGAAGTTCAAGACCTGGAGCGACGTGTGCGCTTCTTGGCTCTCCGAGTTGCGCGCCGCTTCTTAAGGCGGCGTGTGCGCCCACCTTCCCAAGTCTTGATAAACGCATTTATATACGCTTCCCGCTTTTCGCGTTCATCGAGCGCCTGTCCGATATTATATTTCTTTTCGAAGTCCGCCCGTTCTTCGGCCGACATGCTCATCCACTTTACCGCGAGAATTCGCCGCCGTTTTGCTTTTTGTTCTTGTATTTCCTGCTCTTGATCGATCATTATTCTCAGGCGAGCCAATATTTAATCTGCGTATCGGAGATCTTGGTGCCGATGCGCAGTAACCGCTGATTGTCCTCGAAGGCTTGTCCGTCGAAGATCTCCTTGGTATCGGGATCCATAAAATACACGATATCCTTGATCTTCAGTTTCTGTAACCGCCGCTTCTTGCGCGTCATGTTGCGCAGATAGGTTTCGTCTAGATCATCTGTTTTGATGGATGGTTTGAACGCAAGATCCTCGCCTGTTGCGGTGGTATCGAAACGCATACATGAGATCTGCGGGTTCTCGCGTCCGTGGAGCTTCCGATGGACTTCGCAATCCACCGCAGACTGCTTCAGCAAAATGGAGATACGCTGATTGACCTTATCCTTTTCATACACCTTCTCATACAGGTATTCGTCTGTGGACATAAACGTTTCCACAGCCGGTTCGCCTTCATACCGCTTCAGTTCCACATCGGACTTGCGCACCGCCACTACGTTAGGTCCTTCGACACCCTTGGACTGGGCGGGCGATATCACGGAGATGTAAAAGCTAATCCGCACAGTGCGCTCCGCCATAGGCAGTGTCGCGTGAGAACAGATACGAATTGCGCGTCCAATAACTTGATCGTGGCGGGCAGGAGTCCAGTGCGGCTCCATGATGTGGACGTGACGAACATTGGCTAGTGTAATACCTTCTGCGCCCGAGGAGGTCGCCATCAGCAAACATAGCAGCTTCTTTCCGCGCTGTTCAATGCTTGTCTTCAAACTAGCCGGAAAGCTGTTCTCGTAACGCTTGTTCAGGATCTGGCGCATCAGTTCACGCTGGTCTTCCTTCTCTTCGCCGGAGAAGAAGGCATACGCAGGCTTGTCTGACATTTCGTCTTCAACCCACTGCCCATTCTTGTTGGTGATCTTATACGGCTGCCATCCATTTGCATCCAGAATCGCAGCAAAGACACCCAATCCTTCCAGCTGACGGTATTGCGAATAGACGAACTGGTTTGCCCAATCATCTCCGCCTGATTTGCGAGTTTCTTCGATATTGGTCAGCATCTTCAGCAGCTTGGGGCTATACTTCTCCAGAGCCTCTGCGCTGAGATACTTCTTGGGGTCAGCCTTCAAAGCCGCCAGAATCTCAGGCTTATCGGGTACATCGGTTTCCTTCACAATGTCGTTATACTGCTTGTCGACCTTCTTGGTCAGCAGCTTCAACTCGGGAGGCACAGCAAAGTTACAGGCTAACCGAGAAATCACGCGATACGATCCACCGTCATCGTTCATGCTCAGAGCCTTCTTCGCATCCGCTTTGATCTCAGCGAACCGGACATCGAGATACTGCACAAACTGCTCTGGGCTCATGATCACCTTCTCAAGCATCTTGTCGTCATCAACACGTTTAGGGATCAAGCGCTCGTCTGCGCCCTTGAAATAGGACACCAGACCCTGAATGCGCTTACCGAACAGCAATGGGTTCTTGATATTGAGTCCATCCAAAAACATGTTCACGAACTCCTCATACTTGGTAGGCAGGCACTCCAGGTTCTCTGTGGATACCCGTTCGACATCAACCTCAGCGCCAACCTCACCTGTGATCTTCTTGTCCCATGTCTTGACCCAATCGGCTGCGAGAGGTACGAAGGGTATATCCTTCTTATACTGCACGGCAATGCGGTCACCAGCTTCGTTATACACAGACCGAAAGTGAGGAGGATTACGCGTCACCATCACATACTTCTTGACTGCGTTGAACTCGATTGTATCCACGTCCGGCAAAGCCTTGAATGCGGTCTTCATCTTCTCCTCGTCCCATGTCGCAGCCTTTACGAAGGGAATGGTGATCCGTTCGATCGGTCCACGCAGAAGATTCATCAGATAGGCAATCTCGTTGGGGCGATTGATCACCGGTGTGCCGGACAGACCGACAATCTTACAATCTGTAGCCTTGTAGACGGCATCGTAGAGCCGACGCGCAATCTCGGAGGAGTTCACGATACGCGAGATCAAGTTGTGGACTTCATCAATGATCACCACGCAGTTGTTGAAGGGATTTGCGGGGAAGCGACCTTCGGCATCTGGAGCCGGCACGAACTTATCAATGTTCTTGCTGGACAGACCATTGTAGTTGATAAAATTGAAGCGTTGTCCGATAATGTCCTCAATCTGGG